CCGCCGCGCCCGACGCCACATAGCCGATCTGCCCCCAGGCCTGATCCGCGTCCGCCACCGTCGCATAGCTCAGGAAGCCCTTCGGCTTGTTCGTCCCGTCGCCGGCGACGAAGGCCTGGGTCTCCTGGGCGGCGAAGGCGTCCTCCACCTCCCCGGCCAGCCATTCGTCCAGGTCCACCAGGGCGTCGTCCAGCAGGGCCTGGGTCGCCGCCGGATTGGCGTAGAGATCGGCCGACGGAAACTCCAGCAGCGCCAGCGTCGCCGGATCCGTCTCCGGCCGCGCCGCCGTCTCGGCTACCCAGCCCGAGGCCACGCCCGCCGTCGACACCGGCTTTCTGAACACACCGGCCGCCACCGTGCGCACCGTGGCGATCTCGCGCATCGGCGACACCGTCATCAGCCGTCGCTCGATGGCCCGCTCGGTCTCATACGGCACGACATAGCCGCCCGAGGTCGCCCCCGTGCTCAGCCCGGCCTTCGTCTCCAGCCCGGCCGCCTGCCCCGTCTTCAGATAGCCGTCCCAGGCCGCCTTCGCCTCCGGCGCCGACACGGGTTCGGCCGGCTCGCCGTCCCCCGAAAAGCCAATGACCGGACGCCGGCTCTGGCTCATCGCCCGGTCCAGTCGCGCCTGGGCCGCCGCGACCGCGTGGTCGATGCGCGCCACCTTCTCCTCCAGCAGCACGTCGGCCGCCGCCTTCCTCTCGATCTCGTCCAGCCGGGCGTCGTTCGCCCCCTTGAACGCCTCGAACGCCGCCATCACCTCGCGCACGGCGTCGCGCTCCGGCAGGGCCGGGGCCTGTTTGGTCTCTTTCATGATATCTCCGGTTGAAGAACCGCATCTTGCGGCTAGTGTCGGGACGTGACCCGTCCTCTTGAAATCGTCTGATGGCCGCCCGCCTCACCCGCCTTGAAAGCGCCGTCCTCGACGCCCTGGCGTGGGAGTTGCGGGATATCGCCCCCGACCTGGCCGGCCAGGTGGAGGAAAGCCTGCCCGGCCTGCGCCGGAACACCGGCGCCGGCCTCTATTCGGAGTTGATCGTCGACCGCCACCGGCCGCCGCCCCGCGCCGAGGCCCAGCGCCAGGCCACGGGTCTTTACGGCACGGTCCACGCCATGGTCGGCGACCTGGAGGATCCCATCGGCTTCCAGGTCGAGCTGCGCCAGGGCCGCCTGATCGCCCTGCACGGCCAGTCCTATGGCCAGGACACCCGCGCCCTCGACTTTTCGACCACGCCCTTCGACGAGGTCTTCACCGTCGACGAAACCGGCGAGTCCGTCCTCTACGACCCCGCCGCCCACCGCCGCGAAAGCCCGCTAAACCGCCTGCACGACCACCCGGATCCGATCCCGCCGGGCCCCGCCGACGGTTCCGTCGCCCCGCAGCCTGGCGCCAAGCTGACCGCCCTCCAGCGGGTCCAGCTGGACCCCACGCCGGCATCCCACGCCAAGACCTTCGGCCTCCCCCCGTTGGAAGAGGGGTCGCCTCCCGGTCCGACCCCGACCGGTCCGGTCGCCCTGGTCTCCGCCGGCCTTCACCTGCTGATCATCGTCGCCGGGCTCTTCCTGGTCTTCGCCCTGCGCTTCTCGTTCGTATTCGTCATGGTCGCCGGCGTCTGGCTGCTGCGCTGGATGAACGGCAAGCAGGGCCGCGTCGCCGTCCGCGACCTGACCGAGCGCCTGCGTCAGGCTGGCGTCTTCGACACGCTGAACCGCGCCCCCGGCAGCATCGGGAAGGTCACCAGCGACACCTCCCACAGCTCGACCCCGCTAAGGACCCGCAGCCGTCCCTGACGGCGCGCCCGCGCGGTGCGGTAGCCGATCGACAGGCCGTCCAGCGCCCCGGCCCGGCTCAACGCCTGGGCCAGCCGCGCTTCGGGCGACCAGTCCATGATCCGCCCCCGCACGAACAGACCGCGGGCGTCCTCGGCGATCTCGTCCCAGACCCCGACCACCGCCCGCCCGTCATGGCCGTGCAGCATCCGCACGCCCTCGGCGCCCGTCTTCGCCAGGCTCTCGGCGAACGCCCCCGCCTGCACCACGTCCCCGTTCAGGTCGGCCGCGCCCCACAGGGAGGCGTAGCCTGCGATCAGAAGCGTCCCCGCATTCTCCCTTCCCCTGCGGGGGAGGGTGGTCGAGCCGTCAGGCGAGACCGGGTGGGGAGGGAGAAACCCTGCGTCGCCCCTCACTTCCCCTCCAGCCTCCGCTCGATCCGCTCCACCGCCGCCGCCGTCGCCTCGCCCTGCGCCTCCAGCCGCGCCAGCCGTTCGGCCACCAGCCTCTGCTCTCCGACTCGCTGTTCCAGCGTCGCGATCCGCGCCGCCGCGCCGCCGGCCCACAGCAGCCCGGCGATGGTCTGCACCGCCAGCGCCGCGATCAGCGCCGCCGGAATCTTCCTCAACTGCTCCATCATTCCCCGACCCCCGCCATCCGCCGCCGCTCCGCATCCGTCAGGAAGCTCGCCCCCTCCAGCCGCGCCCACAGCGCCTCCCGCTCGGGCTGCAGCGCCGCCACGGCGTCCAGGTCCGCCCGCACCTCGCAGCCGGCGAACCGCTCGCCCAGCCATCCTGTCATCGCCCCGGCCGCCTTGCGCACCAGCGGGATCACCGTCTGGCGCCAGAAGGCTGCGTTCGCCTCGCGATAGTTGGCGTAGGTCGCATCGCCCGGTATCCCCAAGAGCTGCGGCGGAACCCCGAAGGCCAGGGCGATCTCGCGCGCCGCCGCGTGCTTGCCCGCCGTGAAGTCCATCTCCGCCGGCGTCAGGCTCAGCGGCTTCCAGTCCATGCCGCCCTCCAGCAGCACCGGCCGCCCGGCGTTCGCCGCCCCCGCATAGTTCTCGTCCAGCTGCGCCTTCAGCGCCTCGAACTGGTCGTTGGTCAGCCGCTCGCCGTCCCGCGCGCCGTAAACCAGCGCGCCGCTGGGCCGCGCCGCATTGTCCAGCAGCGCCTTGTTCCAGGCGCCCGCCGCATTGTGCGCGTCCACCCCCTGCGCCGCCGCCTCCAGCGGCGACAGCCCGTACCAGTCGTCCAGCGGGTGCCACAGCTTCAGGTGCATCACCGGCGCCCAGCCGTCCGCCGCCCGCGCGATCCGCACCGTGCGCCCATCGACCGAATAGTCCCACGCCTCGGGCCAGCCCGACCGTCCGGGGACCACCTTCACCCGGTCGGACCGCAGCGCCCACAGTTCGTCCGGCGCGCCGTCGCCGTCCCCGTCGCCGGTCGCCTCGACATAGGCGTTCCCCGACACCTGCAGCGCCCCGTACAGCGCCTCCATCAGCTCCGCCCCCGACTGCTCGGGATTGGGCCGCCGGATCAGCTTCGCCAGCGGATGGGCGTCGTCCCGCGCCCCGTCCACGAACACCGCGAACGGTGCGGACGCCGCAGCCTCGGCGATCATCCGCACGCAGCGATAAGCCACCGCATTCCGCTGATACCCCTCGCGCGCCAGGCTGGCGTAGTCGTTCGGCGTCCACCGGGGCCTGCCCACGCTGGAGAACGCCACCACCGCCCCGGCCCGGCTCGCCTTCGCCTCGGGCGCAGCCGCCCGCGCCCGCTGGCCGAACGGCCATCGCATCGAAACCATCGTAATCTCCCTGAAACCTGGATTCTCCCCCGCAAGGAGGGGCGGACCTAAAGCCGCCGCACGCTCGGTCCCTGGCCGCCGCCTTCCAGCATCAGCCGCGTGATCCCCCACACCAGCGCATCGGCCCGGTCCGGGCTCTTGCCGGCCCCGCCCCCCAGCGCCAGCATCTCCTCCTCCAGCGCCGGAAAGTCCCCGCAGTGGACCACCCGCCCCTGTTCGTAGAGCAGGGCCACGGGCTCGGCCCGCGCCGCCTTCGACCGCGACGCATGCACCATCTTCACCGGCGCCGCGCAGTCCGCCTGCGCCAGCACCGAGCGCACCATCTCGCCGCCCTGGTTGCCCTCGGCCACGATCTCCCGCGCGCCGAAATCCCTCACCGCCTCCGCCACCGCCCCGGCCCATCCGCGCGGGGACATTCCCCGCACGGTCCGGTCCGCCAGCACGAAGGCCCGCCGCTCTTTTCGCCCCACGACCACGATCCCGCAGGCGTCGCCGTGCGCGGTCGCCGGCGGATCGACCGCCACCGCGACCCGGTCCAGTTCGGCCGGCCGCGCGCCTTTCGCCCGCTTCAAATCCTCGATGCGGAACAGCGCGCCCTCGCCCTCGACGACCAGCCCCTCAAGCTCCTGCGCCTCCAGCCGCGTCCCGCCGTACAGCGCCGTCAGATGCGCCAGGAAGCCCGGCGCCAGGTTCGCCGCATTGGCCGCCGTCCCCGCCCGGTCCGTCACCGTCCCCGCCTCGGCCATCAGCCGCCTCAGCGCCGGGATCGGCCGGGGCGTCGTCGTCACCGCCAGCTTGGGGTCGGTTCCCAACCGCAGCCCGAACCTCAGGTTCGACAGCACCGCCTCCGGCTCCCGCCAGGCGCAGAACTCGTCCACCCATGCCCCGTGAAACTGGGGCCCGCGCAGACTGTCGGGATCCTCGGCCGAAAAGGCGTAGGCGGCCGAGCCCGTGTCGGGCCAAACCAGCCGTCGCCGTCCCGCCTCCCACCGAGGTCGGTCCCCCGGCTCGGCCAGCGCCTTGATCCCCGACGCCCCCTCGACCATCACCTCGCGCACATCGTGCAGGGCCGGTCCGACCAGAGCCAGGTTCACCGTCGACGTCCGCGCCAGAACGTCCATCCAGACCGCCCCGGCGAAGGTCTTGCCCGACCCTCGTCCGCCCAGCAGCAGCCAGGTTCGCCAGTCGTCATCCTGCGGCTGGATCTGGTGCTTCAGGATCTTCGCGCGCCGCCCATGCCGCC